TTACAGCGGCGTCGATTGGCCGCCGAAGCGGCGGCTTGCCTCGTCGAAGATGTCTTCTGCGAGTTGTCTGGTCTCGTCATCGTCCTCTGGCGTTGCGCGGCCACCGCGTTGTTGGATCGCGCCGCGCTCGATCACGATCTCGACGGTCGTCCCGCCACCACCGCCACCGCCGCCGGCGGACTGGGCACCTGCCTGGAGGTTGACGTTCTGGACCGTTTGCTCGAGGGTCCCGCGGCCGCGTTCGACGCCACCGGCCATCTCTTGCATGAGGTCCTGGCCCCAGCGTTGGGCGGCCTTGTCGTTTTCGCGCATGTCGAAGGAAATGAAATCCTCGACCTTCGAGCGGGCGTTACTCGCGACCGAGCCCAGCTCGGGAATCTTGCTTCGGATCCCCTCGATGAAGTTGTCGATCACGTCGGCCCCCCAGCGCCGGGCGGCCTTGTCGTTCGACGTCTTATCGAACGAGATGAACTGCTCGATCTTGTCGCGGGCCGCACTGGCAGCCGACCCCAGGTCGGGGATCTTGCTCTTGATGCCCGAGATGAAGTTGGCGATCGCCTTGCTGCCCCACGATGAGATCATCGAGACGACGCGGTCGAACGCCGTCCTGAAGATCCCCAGCGCCTCGCGTGCTCGAGAGAGTCCCTCGGGGAGGCCGCCCTCGAGCGTGCCGTTGATGAAGGCCCCGAAGGCAGTGATCAGCGGCAAGACGCCGCCGGTGGCGATCATCCCAAGCACCAGGAGGAAGCTCGTCGCGGGGCCACCGATCAGGTTCCCGAGTGCGGTCCCCATGCGACCGAGCCAATCCATGACGCCGGTGATCTGCAGGATCCACACGCCGAGGGTGCCGATGATCGACCCAACGACGGCAGCAAGCCCGAGGACTGCAGTCGTCGACCCACCGATCACTGCAGCACCGGTTTTCAGCGCTGCCACGACCTTCCCGCCCCACGTTGCGACGAACGTCCCCGCGAACAGCGACTGGAGTGATGCGGTCACGCCAAGCAGCGTCCCGATCACCACGGATGCCCCGACGAGGTTACTGGTGACGTTCCGAACGGGTCCCGGTAGGTTCTGATACGCGGATGTGAGTTTGAAGGCCATATCGGAGAGCATCGTCCCGTTTGGCAGCACGTCCCGGACGATCGTCTCCGCGAGCATCGAGAACGCCATACGCATCCCCGACAACTCGGCTCGCATCGTCGGGCTCGAGGAGAGGATCGCCGCCATGACGCCGGCGGTCGCCAGTCCGATCGACTGGATGGCGTTTTGATGGCGTTCCATCCACCTTGAGACGGTCCCACTTTCCTCCTGAGCAGTCTTCGAAGTCTCCGTAATCGAGTCACGGACGCTCTCGTCGGCTCTCTGGGCTTCTTTCGCACCCTTCGCGGAGTACTTCAAAGCCACTTCATTCATTACGGACATGGGTCAGTACCTCCGCTGGGCCCGGTTCGCCTCTTGTTGGGCCTTCTTGCTCTCCGATTTGGCCTCTTGGTTTTCTTCGCGGCGCTTCCGGCCCTCGCCCTCGATGATCGCCAGGTGGGCCTGGTACTCTCGCTTCGGCAGCGTCCGCGGGTCGAAGGGAGCGCCGTACTTGGACCACATCGCCGCCTCGTTGACGACGCGTTGCTGCCACCGCCGTTCGAACTCGACGTTTTCGCCATAGCCAAACTCAACGAAATTTGGTTTTGTCCTCGTCGGGCATCTGAGAGTAGTCCTCGATCGCGTTGGCGAGTTCCTCGCGCATATCGGGGGTCGTGACCTGCTCGATCTTGGACTCGCTCGAGACCCATCCCTTCGGGCCGGAGACGACGCCGTGTTTGATGATGCCGAGTTTAACGCCCTTCGAGTCGACCTCGGTTTCCATCTCGCCGCTCCGATCCCGGTACTGCCGGGTGTGGTTCTCCCGAATCTCGTCGTCCTCTTCCTCGGTGAGCATTCGGTACTCGAACTCGACAGTGGCACCGTCGGGGAACTCGAAGGTGTAGTGCTTCGTCGAGTTGCGATGCGCTCGCGAGCGTTGCTCGAGCTCCTCGATCGTCTCGATCTCCCCGCCGGCCTCGTCGACCGCATCGTCGACGTCGTCGGCAGTGGCGTTCGTCTTCGGTTCGTGCTCGGTCGCGGTCTCGTGTTCGTCGTGGGTAGTCTCGTCAGTACTCATGGGTCTACAGTGCCTCCCGAATCTCGATCTCTGTGTTCCGCGGTGCAACTGCCACGTCACCCTCGATGATACCCTCGGCGGGGTTGGGCATCGGCCCATCCGTCACGGTACAGGCCTCGAGCGTGATGATGATGCCGTCGGTGATCGTCCCGTCGTCGAATGTCTCGCGGGCGAAGGGAATCTCGATGTCGACGGGGTCGCCGCCGTTGGCCGCCCGTTCGTAGAGGTCGGTGTCGGTGACGTTCCACGTCAGCGAGTGGTCGTATTTATCGGCGGCCGTCGTCTCGGCGACTGCATACCCTTCGCGTCCGTCGCCGTGATGCTGGACCTCGAGACCGTTGTCCCAGGAGAGATCGCCGCCCGAAACCGTCGCGATTTCCTTGATGTTCGAGTCGTCGTCGGGGTCGGTCAGCGTGACCGTTCCCTGCATGTGGGATCGGTACGGCGACTTCGAGCGATCGAGTGCCGGCGTGAACGACGGAGCGGACTCGGCGGGATCGTACTCGTGGCGGGCGGCCGTCCAGGACAGCGACATCTCGAGTGGGTCGCCCATCGACCAGGAGACGTCCAGCGACGCCTTGCAGCCGATATAGTAGGCCACGAGGTCGGCGTCGGTCTGGATGTGTCGCAGCGTCGCCGTCTCGAGACGATCGCTCTCGACGAACGTGTGACTCTCGTAGTCGTCCGTGCCGTCGTCGTCGATGTCGACGGGAGTGGTCGTCCGCTCGCCGATCGCACACTCGAGTGGGATGTCGGGGTTGTGGACGACCGCCGGCACGTCGATCTCGTGTTCGCGTGGATCCGGCGAGTTGACGTACGGCTGCCGCCCGTGGCCGCCGGTCGGCATCGCGGTCTGTGGGTTCTCGTTTGGCGGGTCGATATCCTCGCTGGTGACGCCGAACTCGGTACCTGCCGGGTCGGCTTGCTCGTAGGCGTTGGACTCGATACCGAACGTCATCACGCCGTTGCCGGCGAGCAGGTATCTGGGGTCGGTTGTGCTCATGATTGGTTACTCTGGGGGTCGGGAGTGAACGAGGCCGGTCACAGTAAACGAGTATTCGGCGACATCTGCGGTCGGATCCCAGCCGTCAGGTCCGCCGTTGACCGAAAGCTCCGCGAAGCCGCGATCCTCGAGTGTCTCCCCGCGAGCGGAGAAGAACCCGCGGACGGCGTCCTTGATCCGGAACATCTCGGTCCGCGAGCGGCCGACGATCTGGATGTCGACCGCGAAGTTGTGTTGCTTGAACTTCGGATGTCGGCGGTCGACGGGCTCGCTCGAGTCGTCGCTTTCGTCGACGACGATGTGGGGGTACAGCGGCTGGTCGGGAAACGCCGTCATCACGAACGGCGGGTCGCGATCTCCGGAGCGGTCGACGTCCGACGCGTCCTCGAGCGACGTGTCCGGATCGTCGGCGTAGCTCTGCAACTCGGCGCGGAAGCCGTTCTGGACGATCTCGATCGATAGCTCGTCGGCGGGGATCGTTGGATTCGTGCTCATGTGGTCGGCCTCGTTCGGCCGGTCACGCGCTCTCGTGTCGAGCGCGGCTATACTATCACCTGATAGCGACCCCGAAGCCTACCGTATGGCGCGGAAAAGAGTGGCGAACGGGCGGCGTTACTCGACCGACTGCTCGTCGAGTTGGTCCAAGATGCGCTTGTTGACTTCTTCCTCGAGCTCACCCTCGTGCTCGCGACCGGCGCGCTCCCCGAAGCGATGCGCGGGCAGTCCGTTCTCGTCGATACTCTTGCCGATGAGATAGACGACCTGGTCGAAGGAAACCTCGCGCGGGCCGTCGCCGAAGTCCCACTCAACGCTCTCGCCCCGATTCGGGAGGCCGGACTGTTCGTGTACCCAGTCGCCGAGGTCGTCCGGTGGCGGGTGTCCCGCGCCAGGAGCGCGCCCGACCTCGCCGATCAAGGCAGCCATTCGGTCGGATCCGACCTCGCGGACGAACTTCTCGGTTTCTTCGACGGTGATACTGTTGACCGTGTCGCCGGTGTTCTTGTAGTCGGCCTCGAGCATGTTCTCGCGCCAGGTTTCCGAGACGCGGACCGCGACCGTATCGAGGGCGTCCTCGGTGATCTGCTCGAAGTCGACGCCGTCGTAGTTGCCCGAGATCTCGGCGTCGAAGGAGTCGTCAGCCATGATCTTAGGTCGTACTCGGGTAGACTGTGAAGCGGCCCCCGAGGACGGTCACTTCGTTGTCGCTCGCGTCGCTCACCTCGAGTTCGTGCCAGTAGCGACCGTCGAGTCCCTCCGTCTCCGAGGGGTCGATTGTGACATCGATGCGACCGGCGGCAGCGTCGACGATCTCGACGCCGCCCGCGTCGGTCGACTTCTCGACGAGCGTGTCGGCACTGTCCCGCGATACCGTCAGTTTCCAGACGCCGTCGTGGTTGGTGAGGTCGTAGGGCTCGCCGTCCTGGTCGGTGATGGTGACCTCGAGACGGGCACTGTCGCCGGCGACGTGATCCGATACGTCCTGTTGGAGTCGTGTTGGTGTCTGTGTCATGGTGATGTCTCTCCGTTGAGGGTGTCGACGAGTCGCCACTCGCCGTCGCGCTCTCGAACGAGGAGGAACTCACCCACGAGAGTGCGGGCGAGACGGTACTCGCCGTTGAGGTCGTGGGTGAGCGCCCACTGGCCGGTCAGCGGGCAGGCCAGTTGCCATTCTCCCTCGAGCTGGTAGATGCTCCGCAGCGGGTCGCCCAGCAAGACGACGACCGGCGAGTCTCCGAGAGACAGTGACTCTCCGGTTGCAGCTACCGCCGTCGCATCGGTCGCCGTCGCCGGCGACGGCATCGTCAGACCGAGAGACTCGCCACCGACTCGGATGCGAAGTGTCGTGTCGACCACGGCAGACGGTTCCGTAATCCCGAGGGGGTCGCTCGCGACGGCTACCGTCGTTATAGTGGCTGTTGTGGCGACCCCTCCGCCGCCGGCCGTGATCGCTTCACCGCTGACCGCGGGCGTCGTGGGGTCCGCTGACGCCGCTGCCGTCGGATCGGCCATCGCGATCGACTCGGCACCGATCTGGATGCGGAGGATCTGCTCGATTACAGCGGAAGGGGTCGTGATCGTGAGATCGTCGCTCGAGGCCGCCACAGCCGTTACGGCGAGCGTTGTGGTGGCCGACCCCTCGACGGTCGTGATCGCTTCACCCCCGCTCGCGACGGCCGCGGTGTTCGGTGCCGGTGTCGTCACACCCTCGGTCGCCGTGATCGCGTCCGAAGCGGCGGGTAGGGNGGCGACATCGGGAGCCACTGCCGAGGTGGGTGTGCCCGCCGATAGATGGTCGCCCGATATCGTGGCAGCCGTTACAATGGGTGCCGTGGCAGCCGGTCCCTCGGAAGCTGTGATCGGTTCGGCCCCGATCGTGGTCGTCGTGGGGCTCGGTGACGCCGCCGCCGTCGACTCGGTCGTCGCGATCGACTCGCTCGAGGCTGCGATCGTCTGGACACCGGCGGCCTCGCCACCGATGCCGAACTCACCGATCCCGGCTTCGCCGATCGCAGAGGATCCAGTCTCCTGCTCGACGGCGCTACCGATACCGAACTCGCCGATCCCGGCTTCGCCGATCGCAGAGGATCCAGTCTCCTGCTCGACGGCGCTACCGATACCGAACTCGCCGATCCCGGCTTCGCCGACCCCTGCCGATTCACTCATTGTTGATATGTTAGCCGCTGGTGTGTTGTGTAGGCCTCAGGACTACCCAATTCGAATTACTTCTAAGGCCGTCACAGCCTCTTCCCCCCGCAGATCTTGGCTGGCTCCTGTGTCCTGGAAGATGTGCAACGTCACACTGTCGTCTTGCGATAGTTCGATAGATCGGGCGACGAATCGTGACGGGGATGTTTGGCTCGTAGCATTAGGCTCGTCAAGTGCAACAGTTGACCCGTTCACGCCGATGGTTAGTTGCAGTCGACCGCTGTCGAAGCCTTGCATCCGAATGGACCCGGACAGACGGTAAGTCCCCGACTCGCCAACCACAATCTGATCATTCGACGCGTCAAAGTTGCTTAAATGATCGAAAGATGTCGAATCAAACGAAACTTGCGTGGGAGACCCACTTGGAATTGACTGATCAGTGGATGGGTAGGCCCGAGTACCGATGTTGGCGATAGATAGAGCGTCTGTACTTAACGCCTCGAACGTGCCATCTGGATTATCGTTCGCCAGATCTACGGTCTCGGCGGTCGTGTCGATCTCGGCGATCTTCAGCGATGGACTCGAGGGGGCAGACCCAGTCGTGTTGACCACGAGCTGGCCGTCGTCGCCAGTCGTCGTCAGATCGACGTCGATATAGACGTGGTTGACTGCGTCGGCAGTCAGCGAGACGGTCTCCTGGGGAGCCTTCACCGCCAGCGTCACCTCCGGCCAGACGGTAAACGTTCCGTCGCCGTGGTCGCGACTCTCGACGTTCTCGGCCGTGATCCGATACTGGCCGGCCTCGATCGTCGCCTCGGGGGCGGCGAAGTCGGCCGTGATCGCGCCGCCGGCGACCCGGTGGTCGGCCGCGTTCTGGCCGTGTGCGAGTGCGTTGAAGTTTGCACCATCACCCCAGTCGCGATCCGACTGGTCTTGCAGTCCAGTCCCCTCGTCCTCCGCGAAGACTTTCCAGGGCATGGCTTAGCTGAGCGTCGTGATGCCGTCGTTCGCATCCCACTCGATCGTCACGTCCGAGCCGTTCGTCGCCAGCGGCAGGTCGGCCTCATCGGCGTCGTCGATGACCCGCAACAGCGGCGAGTCGGTGTCATCGGTCACCTGCTTGAAGATGAACACGGCCTGAATCGTGTCGCCATCGCTCGAGCCCAGGGACGCGAAGGTCACGTCATCCGCGTCGAACACCGAGCGGTCGTTCGTGTCGTCCTGGGTGGTCGAGAGGTTCGCGAGCGACTGTCTCGAGTAGTTCGCGTCGCTGTACTCCGAGCCCTCGACGCCGTCAATGATGTCGGCGACGAACTCGTAGGCATCCGGGTCATGCGAGTACGCGACCGAGTCGTCGAGTAGGCCGACCCGGATGTCGTCGGCGCTGTAATCGATCTGTCCGTCCAGTAGCTTGCGTTTGGTTGCGTTCGGAATCATGCTATCGTCCTCCGCGTTCGTCGACGAAGACGGTCAGCTTCCGCGTCCCCGTCATCGGGTGTTCGTCGTCCTGTACCGTCACGACCTCGTAGACACGGCCGTCGCGATGGATGCGATCGCGGTCTCCGGGCCGGTCGGCCTGGATGTCGCGATCGCTTTCGACGGTCAGTTTGAGCGCTCCCGTCGAGAGTCGCCCCTCGAGACGCTGTTCGTCCTCTTCGCTGGGCTGGGAGACGATCGCCGGGATGGTCTCGGTCATCGTCGTGATCGAGTCGGGGACGACCTGGCCGTTCTCGTCGAGCGTGTAGTCGGTGACCCGTTCCCATTCGACGTGCTCGCCGGCCGACTGGACGAGATCGTCCGGACCCATGGCTACGCCGTCCCCTGCCGCTGGAGCGGCTTGAGTTTCATCTCCATCGACTCCGTGAGCGTGAGGTAGTCGCCCGCGTCGGAGTTGTCCCACGACACGGAGTAACCATCCATCGACTCGCTGGACTTCGCGCTCGAGGCGCGATCGACGGCCGCTTTCTCGAGCGTCTCGACGACCATGTCCTCGACGACGCCGTCGACGACCGCCGGAGTCTCGGAGTATCCCCAGTCGTACTCGACGTGGATGTCGATCCCGGGCCGCCAGCGGCCCCGCAGCCGCTTGATCCGGCCGGCGTTGCGACCGGGTCGGCCAGCGTCCTCAAGAACGTAGTCCTCTTTTTCAGTGAGTGTTTGCGTGCCGGCGGTCAGTTCGCGGATCTCGACGACCGGGTAGTTGTTGGTCGTGATGTGTTGGCGGCCGTTGCCCTCGATGACGTCGACGTGCTCGGTGAAAAGGTCGAACGTCCGGCCACAGAACTCATCGACTTGACTCGAGGCCTGCTGCCGGAGTGTGTCGATGTACGCCTCGAGATCGGCGTCAGTCTCGAAGCCGAAGGTGTCGGGGTCGGCCCCCTGCCGGGTGATGATCGTGTCGGTGCTGCCGTAGGGCATCGGTGATCACGCTCCGCCGTAGAGTCGGCTGTTGAAGACGATCGTGACCGTTCCCGTCGTCGGTGCCGGGTCGGCGACGAGCTCGAGACCGAGGTAGCCCGCGACGGTCGTCCCCGAAAACAGCGCCGCGTTCTCGGGGATGTCGCCGGTCGAGACCGTCTCTGCGCTTCCGTCTTCGACGTAGGCCTCGAGTGTGTCGTCGTCGGACGTCGTCACGAGTGCCGTCGCGTCGATCGCCGCGTCGGCGTCGTTGACGATCTTGATCGCCCAGTCGGCCTTGACCGATCGGTTCGCGAACGCGTAGGCGTCGACCTCGTCGGGGAGATCGCGCGGGACGACCAGCCCATTCGCGTCGATCGTCGTCGCATCGATCTCGTAGACGTTTTTATTCGACGTCATCCTCGCCCTCCGTCTCGTCGGCATCGTCGCGATCGCGTTTCGCGACCGGACGACCGTTTACGATCTCGAGTTCGCGCGCAGGCCCCGACATCACTCGTCGACCTCCGCTCGGCGCTGCTTGATCAGTTCCTCGGTGAGTTTCTCTTCGCTCGCGTTGCCGTTGATCTCGTCGTACTGCGAGGCGACCGCCTGCTTCTCTCGGTAGCCGACCTCTTCGACCAGCTCCTGCTCGGAGTAGTCGCTTGCCTGTGGGAGGTCTTCCGGCTCACCGTCGCCGTCGGATTCGGTGCCGTCGGTGTCCTCTTCGATCGGTTCGTCGGGCGGATCGCCGTCTCCCAGTGGCTTGTGGCCGGCCTCGATGAGGCGCTCGACGACCACGTCGTAGTCCTCGCGATCGGGATCGACCTCGAAGGTGTCGTCCTCCGGATCGGGACGGACCGTGTCGCGGACTGGGCCGAGGCTGACAGCGCCGCCAGCCGCCCCGTCGCGGTGTTCGAACCTCATGGCGTTTAGATGTCGTAGCCGCTGAGGTATTTGCCGAAGAACCCACCGCTGATCTCGACGTTGCCGTCGTAGGCGACCAGGCCGACCTCGTCGGCGTCACCACGGACGGCCAGCGGGAAGCTCGAGAGCGGCGAGAGTTCGCGCTTCTCCCACGTTGACGTGTTGACGATGAACACGTCGCCAGGATCGCCGACCGTTCGCTGCTCGTAGCCCGTGTCGCCGGATTCGTACTCGTCCCAGGCGTCCTGGGTGGTGCCGTCCTCGTCCTGGGCCGTGTAGGTGTGGGCGTCGACGTTGTGCGTGTCGACGACGGGGACGTTCTGCTTGATCGTGAGGTCTTCGCCGCCGAACTGGATCACGTCCTGGTTGGTGTCGTGACGGGCCCGCGGGACAAACTCGTTTTCGAGCGTGTCCTTCATCGTCGACGACGTCCAGATCTCGAGGTCCGTGATCATCGACGCGTAGGGCCCCTGGAGGATGTCGGTGACCTCCGACTTGAGGTCCATGGCGATATCCTCGGTGACGGCGGACTTGTCGACGTGGTGGGTGGTGTCCGGGAGTGCGCCGACCGTCGACGCTGCCTGGTCGGCCAGGCGGAACCACTCCGCGAGACCGCGGGCGGCGTAGGAACCGACCGGCGAGCCGCCCTCGAGCGGGTCGGTCGACCCGGCTTCGGCCTCGTAGTCGAACTCGCCGCTCGAGCCGCCAGTCGGGGAGGTGTTGACGCCGTCGAGTTCGTACCGCCCATAGAGCATCTCCTGCTCGTCGAACTGCGCGTATTCGGCCATCCGGGCCGTGCTCGCGAGGTCCTCGAGATCCATGTAGTGAGCCGACGCGGCCGCAGCGAAGCCGCCGATCTCCATGGTGTCGGCGTAGATCCGCATCGGCTCTTCCTCGCGGTTGAGCCCGAAGTCTCGCGCGTAGTCCTGCAGGCGGCGGGCGACGGCCTCGGGGACGCGACCGAGGGGACTCTCGCGCTGGTCCACGCGGTTGAAGACGGCTTTGTAGCCCTGCTGCCCGCGGCGGTTCCAGCGGCCGAACGCGAGCGGGGCCGCCTCCTTGAGCATCGCCAGGATGTCGACGTCGAACACCAGCGGCGTGGACCGCTCGGCGACGTTCGAGTCGATGACGTTGCGCTGCTCCATCTGCTCGAGCGTCTTGGTGTCGACCGCGTCCGCGTCGTCGGTGCGGGCGGCCTCCATGAACGCACGCCGGGCCATGCCCCGATAGACCGGAGCGTCTTCGAGTCCGTTTTCGTCGAGTTCCTCGCGGTCGGCCTCGAGTCGCTCGAGGAACGCCCCGCGGTTGTAGACGGGGGTGACGGATTTGGTCGTCCCGCGGATCTCTCGGGCCGCAGGGATGCCGTGCTCTTCCCAGAGTTCGTTAAACGTTCCGTTCGGGTCGGTCGTGATGTCGCTAACAGAATCCATGATCAGTCCTCCGCGAGGCGTCGGGCCTCGTCAAATGCGTTCCGCGTTTGGTTGGTGTTCGATGCGTCCGGCGTTTCGTCGTCGGTCTCGTCGGGCGTGTCGTCACCGGCGACGGGCGTCATGCCCTTCCGGCCCTCCGACTCGCGAGACTCGGACTCGAGGCGATCGACCTTCGCGCGAAGTTCTTCGTTCTCCGAACGCAGTTCCTCGTTGTCCGACTGGATCTCGTTGACCGCCGATCGGAGTTCCTCGAGTCCGTCGGGATCGGTGTCCGCGCCGGCGGTGTCGGTCACGGTCACGCCGGCGGACTCTTCCTCGTCGTCCTCGTCGTCATCGTCGTCCTTGTCCCCCTCGGCGGACTCTTCCTCGTCGCCCGAGCCACCGTCGGCGTTCGCGAGTTCCTCCTGGACGTTCTCGAGGGCGGTGTCGAGGCCGTCCTGCAGGTTCGAGCCGAGGATCTCCATGATCTCGGCGACCTCGTCCTCGGAGTACTGTCGCGTTTCGGTTCCTTCGCCGCCGTCGGCGGTCTGTTCGCCCTCGGTGTCGCCGGGATCGTCGCCGGCGTCGTCGGTCTCGGTGTCAGTGTCAGTGCCGTCGCTCATCTGTTGTAGTGTGTCCGTGACGCTGGCAGTCAGCAGGTCGACCGCCTGGCGGTCGAGGTCGACATCGGCGTCGGCCAGCGCGCTCGCAAACGCCATGCCGGCGTTGGCATAGGCGTCCTTGTTGTCGGGGATCCCGACCGGCGAGGTTTCCATGAGATCGAGGTCGATGATCTCGCGGCGCTCGCCGTCCTCGCGCTCGACCCACTCGTCTTTGAGGGGCTTGTAGCCGACCGAGAAGCCGACCGGCATCCCCTGCTCGAGTTGGTCGACCAGGTCCGCCGAGCGGTCGTCGCCCTCGCGCAGCCGGGCCGTTCCGTAGAGAACGGTCGCCGAGTCTTCCTCGACGATCTCGCCGCCGACCCACCACCCGTACATATCCTCGCGGCGGTACTCGGGCCAGCCCATCTCGTCGAGGCCGTGGTCGTCCCACATCCCGACGGTGCCGTCCTCAAGCTGCTCGAGCATCGACTCGAGCGCGACCTCGGTCATCATGCCGCCCGAGCGGTGCTCGGTCGTCGAGGAGATCGGAACGGTGATCTCGGTGTTCCCGTCCTCGGTCTCCTCGATCGTGACATCGTGCACCCCGTCTGGACGCGTGACGCGACGCTCGAGGTCAGGCGTGTCGGGGCCGTCGTCCGGCGTCCGGACACTATCCGGTAGTGTTTCCATGTCGGTTCGTCGACCGACAGTAACGGCTGTTGTGCCTACCGTATGGCGCGGAAAAGAGCGGCGAACGGGGCGGTTAGTAGATGTCGAACTCCTTGATCCACCGGTAGTACGCCTCTTTCCCGATCTCGAGTTCCGCCGGCGCTTCTTGATTCCGCGAGTGGGTCGCGTCGATCCGCTCGAGCAACTCGCCTACCGTCTCGCCGTCGGCAGCGTGCTCGGTCCAGACCTCGAACTGCCGCTCGGTCACGTGGATATCGACCGTCACGCCGCGGACCTCCCCGAGCGATCGGACGTCGTCCGGCAGATCCTCCTCGAGCACGTTTTGCTGCACGCAGCGACAGTTAAATGGCTGGTCCTCGCCGACCGTGTGCGCCGCCCGCGGGTAGTCGCTGGGTTGGTAGTGGGGCTCGCCTTGCCACCCGCTCGGGACGGTCCAGGAGTCATCGATCCCGACGACCGTCTCGTGCATGGCGTCGTGCCAGGGCCGCGATCGCGAGTCGTTCGACGCGAGCCACCGCTTGCCCCCGACCACGTCCGTTGCCTCACCCAGTGCCTGCGTACCCTCGCGGGAGGATTGGGGCAGTTCCGTCCGGGCGACCAGGCGAGAGTGGTTGTCGGAGATCTCGGGGACGCGCTCGCGGAGTGCGTTCGTCACGTCACCGACATCGCCGCCGTCCTCTGCGACATCGAGCAAGACAGTTCGGACTTGCTGGCGGACCGTCTCTTCGACCGAGACCATGTTCTTCGCCGCCCGCCGTCGCATCGCTTCCCAGGCGAACGTATCTTGCAGGTCGAAGTTGAGGTTGATCTCGGCGACCTCGGGGACCAGCCCGTACTCTTGCTCGAGGTCGTCCTCGAGACGGTCGGCCTCCTGGTCGGCGGCGGCCTGCATGGCCGCCGTGTTCGCGTCGATGACCGGATCCAGGAGCATGTCCTGCAGCTGGATGTCGTCGACGATCGAGTCGATATCGACGACCACCGAGTCATCGGCCCCATCCTCGGGCCAGACGGTCTCGACGTCGTCCTCGATATCCTCGAGTTCCGTCTCGATGTGGCGAGTGAGTTCGCCCTCGAGATCGGCGATCAACGCGGCGACACCGGGGAACTCTTCGCCGACCTCGCCGGTGTCATCCTCTGTGCGGACCTCCCGGTCCGCCGACTGCGGGTTTCCCATACCACGCTCCGTTTCTTCGTCAGTGTCGTCGCCGTCGGCCTCCGGCGGCGATCGCGACCGACCGGAGAGCAGATCCATGTCGCCACCGAGGCCGGGCGAGGGGAGTTCGTCCCCGTCGACCTCGCCCCACTGTTCCATGGCCCATTCGGGATGCTTGCGCGCCATCGCGGTGATGACCTCCGGCGGCACGTCGCCCCACGGCACCGCTTCCTCGCCGCGATCGCGACGGATCGCGTTCGGCGTCGTGAGGTTGTTCTGGAGGTCCTCGGTCTGGCGCTTGCGCTCGAGTTCTTCCATCTGTTCGTGCGAGACGTCGACGTAGAACTCGAGTTCGCCGTCGACGCGCCAGTAGGCCTCCATTTTCGGCAGGATACCAGTGTTGAAGGTCTGGACGATGTCATCGAGGATTGGTTTCGTCGTCTGGCGAAACACCTGCCGGCCGTGGTAGTCGCCCATCGATCGGTTGCCACTCTCGAAGTCGCCGATCTCCCCCTGGTTGAGCCCGAACAGAAACCAGACGAGTTTGTGATACCACTGTTGGGAGTCAAGGAACTGCAGTTCCTCGGGTGTGCCCTGGATCGGCGTCCAGCTGATATCCTCCGGCTGGGCGTCGAACATCGGGAGGATGTGATCGGTCTCCCCCTTGATCGTGTCCTGAAAGTAGGCCCGCGAACGGTCCAGTTCCTGTTGGCTGCCGGCGGCGATCGTCATGATCCCCTGTGGAATCTCGTTCTCGCTGAAGTACTTCGAGTTCGAGATGTCGACGTTGAGCAAGATCTCGGCCCAGTAGCGACACTGCTGGACCTTCCCGAACCCGTAGTTTGTCGCCGACTGTGGGTTACGCTCGAGCCACACGATTTGGTCGCGGGAGAACTCGACCGGTTTGTGATTCCGGCGGCCGTATGCCCGGAGGATCGGCATGCTCCGCTGGTTGCCCAGCGCGCCGATGACGTCCTGCCAACTCGAGTGGGGAAGGGCCCGCCGCGGTGCGAACTGGTAGTACGCGGGCTCCGGGGGCTCGGGGATCTGGCCGTGTTCGTCGAGGTCCTTCGTCATCGTGATCCCGTCGAGATGCCACAGCTCCGAGAGCCACCGGTTCCCGTCACTGTCGGGCGTGGATGGGACGCACTCGAGAACGCCCGCGTCCGGCGAGAGGATGTCCGTGACGAACAGCTTCAGCAAGTGGTTGAACTGCTGCCCGTTCGGGTTGAAGTTGCCGTCGAGGAACGTCTCGGTCTCGTCGGCGGCCTCTTCGTGTGCCGTCGTCGGGTTCTCGACAGTCGGCCGGATCCCCCAGTCCGGTGTCGTGACCTGGGTTCGGACCGTATTCAGCGGGAGCGAGATCGTCGGCGAGCGCTCGAGGATCCGCAACGAGAGCAGGTCCTCGAACCGGGGGACGCCGGCGTCAGTGTGGAACTCGAACTGGCGCGGGATCTGGCCGGCCCGCCCGTCCGATTCAGTCGATGGCGTGATGCTGTTCGATGTCGTGGGGGAGTAAACTGGCATGGGTCAGACCACCTCGAGAGAGTCCGTCGAGTGTTTCTTGCCGCAGCGCTGGCAGCGACAGACGCTTTCTGGGTCGCCCTCTTTTCGGAAGGCACGCGGGCGCTGCCGTGGGGCGAGTGGGCCACAGTCCGCACACCGGAGCCGCATACCGGCGAAGGGATCGACGGCCATCATCGGTCACCTCCGAACGGTCGCACCGTTGCCTGGAACTGGTCGGGGTCGAGCTCGCGGAGTTGTTCCTCGTCGGTGAGGATCACGTGCGTGGCCCGTGGCTCGCGACCGAGTGACTCGAGGAAGGCCTCCTGCAGAACGCTCGCGAGTTGCCGGCCAGCCTCGTCGGTCGAGACCTGCCAGCAGTAGATCCGGCCGTCCTCGTCGGGCAGTTCGTGCAGTTCATCGACTGGGTCTTTCCACTCGGTTTCAGTCTCGACAGTTCGGTACGTCTCTTCGAGGTCGACGCCGAGCAGTGCAGCGACGAAGCCGATGGTCTTGTGTTTCCAGGTCATGGGTTGTCAGGATCGTAGTAGGACGCGACGCCGCCGGACTGCTGCCGGGCGACATTGGGCTGTTCAGGTGGCGATTCCTCCGACCCACCATCGGCGTCGTCGCTATCGTCGCCCGCGTAGTAGGACCGGGCACCACCGCGATCGCCGATCACCTTCTCGGCCATGTACCAGGCAGCGATCAGGTCTGGCGTGTGGCCTTTCAGCCGGCCGTTCTCGAGTTCCAACGAGAGCACTGCGAGGATGAAATCTTCCGTCGGGCGGTGGCCTCGGTAGAACTGTATCGCACCGTTCTCGACGAGCGTTCGAAGCTTCGGGATGCCGTTTTCCCAGCTGTGTTTCTGCCCGCTCGTCGACTCGCCGCGGACCTTCGACATCATCCCAGCGTCCATCTCGATCGCGTCGTTGACGACGTACTGCTGCATGCCGTTGTCCTCGATCACGATCACCGACGGGTCATAGCGGACGTCGTAGTCAGCGAACTTCGACTTGATCGCCGACGGCATCATCCCCTTCTCGGCGTGGGCGTCCAGGAGGACTCGAGACCCATCGCGCCGGACGAGGTACACGATGAACGCCGCGTTGTCACCGGTCGGACTCTGGGCAGGGTCGTGGGCGACGATGATCTGCTCGCCTTGCCCGGCACGGTAGATCCGCGGCGGGTCCTCCCCACGGATCGAACAGCCACCATTGTCGACGAGTTCGTTGACATCGGCCTCGTCGACGAGGTTGCCCGACGCCCCGCGGATGACCATGCAAAACTCGCGGTAGAAGAGGTGCGAAGACATCTGGGCGAACTTGTCCGCGAGGTACTTCGGCCCTCGAGCCTCGGGCCAGAGGACGTGAATCCGGTCATCACCCTCCGAAAAGGGATTCCTCGTCTCGGTGTAGAGATCCTCCGGCGGGCGGCGATCTTGCCAGTTGTCGTCATCCCGGAACTCCTGGTCCCAGATCTCGAGGATCGCCGGGTACTCGGTGAAGTCGTAGGCATCGCGATCGATCAGATGCGAGTAGATATCGTCCGGCCGCTTCCGGGTACCGACGACGGCAGTCTTCCCGGAGTCCTTGACCATCGGGACGGTGACGCCCTCGATCCACTGGAGGATGTTCTCGGTCTCACCGTCGCCGTGCTCTTTGATCACGTCGTCGAGCACCAACAGGTGCGAGCGGTCGCCCTCGATCGCGCCGAAGAGCCACCCGGCGTACAGCATCGACCCGTTCTGGAACTCCTTGGCCTCCTTGGTGTCCTGCTCCGGGGGGCTATTCAGGTTCACGAGCCACGGGTTCCGATCGACCATCTTCCAGAACTCCGTGTCGGCCTTCTTGTGGGCCTGCCCCTGGGTGTTCGTGATCCAGTGAGCTCGGAAGCCGTCGATGTACTCGAGGCAAGCGATGAGGTACCCGAGCGTGAACGTCGTTTTCAGTGCGTCTCGGTGGGCGAGGATCCCGATGTTATCGTCGGACTCAAACTGCTTTGCCCAGTGGGTGTGCACGTCACCGATCGGCACGTGCGGGTCGCGCTCGGCGTTCATGTAGCCCTCGGTGAGACGGTTGTAGTAGACGGCCCACGGGCAGCCGTCGAACGGGTTGAGAACCTCGCGGAGTGCCTCGGGATCCTCGAGCTGCTCGACGAGCCCCTCCGGGTCGACGTCGGTATCAGTCGCCGCCATCGTCACCCTCTCGATCCTGGTCGTAGCGTTCGGCGAGCACCTGGCGGGCGATCTCCTTTGTATCCTCGTCGAGGCCGACGGACGCATCGGTCTCGAGCGAGCCCTCGACCTCAAGGCGATCCTTGTAGACGCCGAGAACCTCGCCCTTCGCCTGGAGGTGTTGGGACTGTTCCTGCCGCGCCATCTGCTGGCCCTGCAGGTCGGGTTGGTCCCGCTGGAGGCCGTCGAACTCTTTCGTGTAGCGCGGCGAGCCGTCGACGGCGCGGAGCGGGTAGGACTCGCCAGGCATAATTGACGTGGTCCGATCCTCGTCAAAGCGGATGATGATATCCCGTTCAGTCGCCCACTCAGGCCAGTCATCATCGCCCGGCTCGACGACTTCCCACGCCGGCCAGCGCATCGGTGACTCTCGGTCGGCTGGGACCGTGTCGGTCTTCGGGACGACCCGGACGATGGGTTCGTCCTCGAGAGCCTGCGATTCCGCCTCTCGAGCGCGCTGATACAGTCGTTCCTCGCGCTCCGCGATCTGGAGCCGGGTGTTCGCATGCTCCTCTTCGATCATCTCCAGGACCTCGTCGGCAGGTTCCTCGTTGAGGTAACCCCGGATGGTCGACTGGGCGTAGGATCCCACCCCTTCCTCCTCGAACCGGTCCTGGATCTCATCGACCTCGAGATTGTCCAGGTGGTGCCACTTGAGGGCGAGTGTGACGCGGCGTTGTTTCGTGCTCATGATCAGTGAGGTCGTTCTGCAGTGCTCTTGTGAAATATATACTTTAAGTACCCCACAAGTCACTCCTCCCGGTCGTCATCCGACCCGCCAGCGGAGATCATGATCCCGTCCTCGAACAGCCGCGTCATCTTCTCAAGTTCGATGTCGTGCATCCGCACGTAGATCCCGACGGCGACGCCGGTCACCAGTGCGTAGGAGACGATCAGGACTGCGTGCGGGTCGATGAATCCCAGCAACCAGCCCGATGTCCACAGCATCCAGAAGATGAGAAAGAGCATCGTCTGGAGTTTTTGGAGTGGGGACAGGTCTTCGGCCATCATTCGGACCCCCGCGAGTTCGCAGCGGAGTCGATGGAATGGCTGTGACCAGTCCTGCAGTGCATCTGGGTCGAAGTCGTCTGGTATCGATGGTTGCGTAGACATGGCATTGGTCATCTGAGTTTCTCGAGTGCGACGATCGCCGAGACGAGGCCGGCGAACCACCAGGGTTCGCGACGGATCGTTCGGCGGGCGATCGGCGACCAGACCAGCGCCAGGCCGGTGGCAGCCCCGAGGATGCCCGCGTGGGCTTCGTTGTACGAGACGTCGCCCACCAGCGGGAGCCGGAGCAGCGCCTGGTCGCCGGCGCGGAGTCGGTCCTCGAGAGTGGCTGGTTGGCTCATTGTGCGACACGTCCGTGATCGGAGTCGAACCGACCCCGCGCCCGAGTGTGGGCGAGAGTGGTGTGTCTCGTGATGTTGGAACTGGTACCCCTACCAGCACATGACAAGGAACTGTCCGGCGAGCGCGGCCCGCCTGCAGGACGGACACAGTTGGGGAGAGTTGCGCCGGGTCCCGAAAACGGGAGGCTTGTGCCGATTCCCGACGCGGTCGGGGCGGACCGTGGTCGTGTGAGAGTCGCGGTATGGAACCCACCCCGAAGCGATCCAGCGGGAGCGATGACAGGCCCCTTCAGCTCGGTGCGGTGGGGGGAGACACCGCCCGGCCACATCGGGGCGCTGTGTCGGATCGCTGCAGAGTGAGTCATGAAGGAAGTCCACCGGTACCCAGACTGGGTATAGTATCAGGTATGGTGACTGTCGCGCTTAAAAACTCGACAACAGACGTTACTTTTCCGATTGATTGGCCGTGTACCGTTGGATTGCCGCGATCTTATCGAATGTGTCAGGATCGAAGTAGATGCGACGGCGTGCATCCGACGGATGGTGGCAGGAGGTGATCACGCCTATCTCATCGAGTGTATTTGCGACATCGCGGATCCGCCGAGTTGTGAGCCCGGTGCGATCGGCGAGATCGTGCTGGTCGAGGACAGCGCCCTCGAGAGCCAGGTAAACAAGTCGGGCCGCGGGCGTTTCGTCGGCGACTGGTTTGGGCAGTTGCTTAGGCATTTGGATCACCGAAAACAGGGTCGTCGAAGTGATGCGCGCAGTTGTTACAGGAGTAGTTCCCCTCGCGTTCGCGCTCGCCGTAGGGTTTGTCGACCTTCGAGTGGATGTCGGCGTGCAAGCAGTTCGGGCAGCGCTTGCGGTCCTCTTTGGGCGTCGTCGAGCGAGCGTTGCGGGCGGCATCGAGGTCGAAGTCCTCCGGGGCCAGGTCACCCATCGGCCTCACCCCGTCCGAAGCGGACTGCCGCCTGATAGAGTGACTTGTCCCCGCCGTCGTTGTGGCTGGTTTCGCCAGTGCAGTAGTCACACTCCGAGTAGCCCCAGTCCTCGGCTTCGTCGCGATCCCACTCTCGAGTACTGCCGGGCAGTCGGTCGCACTCGGGATCTGTGTGGTAGACGCGACAGGAGCGGTTGGCTGTCCCCGTGCCGAGGAGTACCTTCTCACTCATCGGGCTCACCTCGAACTGCCAGATCGAGTCGGACTGTTACGTTCGGGCCGAGGAGATCTCCCAGGTCGGGGGCGTGGTCGTCACAGATAGTGTGACCGTGCGGGTACGCTGCCGACACCGGGATGATCTTGCTTTCCTCGCACCCATCATACCGGCACTCGGCTTCAACGTAGTCCGGATGGATCTCGAGGATGTCGACGTACTCACTCGGCATCGGACTCACCTCGCTCGAAGTCGATCGCGACGACGCCGGTCGGCTTGAGGATCGTCATGTCCAGGCGGACGGCATCGGAGCGGCAGATGACCGCTTCGGGGCTGCCGCCGCGGGTCGTGACCGTGACCATGTCCTCGAGTGGTCGGAACTCCTCGTGGTCCTCGGGGACGGCCGGGCCCGTGATCTCGACCCAGCCCCGTGAGATCTCGCGGGCCAGCTCGAGAGCGATCACCAGGCAGCCGTCTTTGGGGTCGTTGCCGAAGCGTTCGAAGCGGTTGCGGGCATCTTGGAGTGTCTCGAGCGATGTGGGGCCGTCGACGGTCGCGACCGGCGTGGACTCGAGGGCGTTCTGCCAGAGTTCGTGGGTGTCCTCGAAGACGCTCATCGGTCTGGGTCACCCCGTTGACGGCAGTTAAGGCACGGAGAGATGCGGAGCGGCTCGCCACACTCCTGACAGTGGCCGTCTGGGTAGCGCATTTACTGCCCACCCCCGTCGCGTTTGGTATCCGCTTCTTGTGACCGGTCCTCGCTGATCCTATCGACACCGTCCTCGAGTCGTTCGATGAGTGATTCCGCTTGCTCTTCGGTCATCTCGAGGTTTATATCGCCGTCGTCGTAGGGGGTCGCCCGATAGTAGTTGTCCGGTTCTAACCAGAACGCGAACCGCTGTTCGTGTTCAGTATCGCTCGAGGATGTACCGTCATCAGTCATAGTTGACCTCCGCAGTATGGGCAGCTCGAGCCGTCGCCGTGGAACTGCACCAGCGTCGGTGAGCTCGTCGCGCCGCAGTCGGGACAGGTGTACGTCTCCGAGGCCGTCTCACTCATCGGCCTCACCTCGGAGATCGTCGACGCGTCGGTTCGCGACCTTGAGCGCGAGCGCGCCGTTGCGTGTCGTCCGCTCGGATCGGTCGTGATACTCCCGGATCTTGCGCTCGAGGGCGTCCGCATCGTCGACGCCGAGGTACCGTTTCTCGTGTTCGCCCGAGTCGTCGACGAACCGAAAGAGGTCGCCCCGAGACGTGGCCGCCGCGATCGCCGACCGGACTCGGTTGGGGTGTTCGTCCGGATAGTTCCACGAGACGCTGCAGACGACCGGAGCCTCGTGAATCAGCGGCAGTTGGACGCCGCCCGTGTTGTGCTCGACGTAGCCGACAAGCGTCTCGTAGATCTCCTTTGCCGTGGCGTCGGTGTCCGACATGGTTATGCCCTCCCGAGGTAGCGGATGTGGTCGGTTTGTGGTTCGATCGCGACACCGTCGTTGAGCATGGCGTCCATGTCTGAGTGAAGTCGGTCGGCACTCCAGCGGTCGTCATCCTCGGTCATGGCCTCGATCACGCGATCGCGGGGAACGCCGTTGCTGTACTCGGACTCGAGTTCGTTGATCGTCGACGCGAGTTGCTTTCGGCGCTCTTTCTGACTTTTCGACTGCCCGGTCTCTACGACATCGGCATCGAACTCGCCATCCTCGTTCTTCCCGACGTCCTGCATGGAGCGGCCAGCCATCTCGGTCGCGATGCGCGCGTGACGTTCGGTGATGGTATCCGAGAGTTCGAACTTCGCTGCGGCCTCGGCGATCCGGACCAGTGCCTCAAGGTCGCGGAAGGTGACCGGGACTGGCGAGTTGTCGCTGACATCGTAGAGGCGGCGAATCTCGAGGAAGCTATCCCGCAGCTGTTCTTTGACCGCTTCGCTCTCGAACGGTGGGGCTGGTTGTTGCTTCGCGACGGCGATCCACTTGCGGAAGAGGTCGGCCTCGACGATCGGGTCATCGACGTCCTCGTCTGTGTCGGCGGCCTCACCACTTCGCTTTGCAGCATCGCGAGCGTCAAGGACGTGGTCGGCCAGTTCGCGGTCATCGTCCTCATCGGGCTGGTCCTGGACGGTGAAGATCAAGTCAAAGCGAGACAGTAGGTCCGACCGGAAGTCGAACTGTTCCGGGATAGGTTCGTACGGATCGAACCGCCCGTGTTTCGGGTTCCCTGCAGCGATCACCGACGCCTGTGTTTCGAACGTTGCCTGCTCGCCGGCGATCGTCGCGTTGATCTTCTGTTTCGACATCGGCTCGAGCATGTGCGCCCGGACCTCGGGATCCATGTCGTCGAGTTCGTCGATGCAAACCGTCCCGCCGTTTGCCTTGACAAACGCGCCGGCTTTCAGCGACCATTCCCCGTCGCCGAAGTCGTCCTGCTCGGCGGTGACAGTGAGACCGGGACCAGACGCTCGCCGGCTCGTCACGCCGACGGTCCGCCAGCCGATCGACTCGGCCCGGTCGATCAGTTTCGACTTACCGGTTCCGGGATCACCGATCAGGAAAACGTTCAGCGTTGACCGGTCAGTGTCGCCGTCAGCGTACTGGATCTGGCCGCCCGAGACCATCGCGAGAATGAGGGCTTTTTTCTCGAGGTCGTAGCCGTAGACCTTTGTCGAGAGAGACTGTGCGCCCACGTCGAGAGGAGACCCTTCCGCACCGTTCGCGAGGTCGCGGATACGTTTTCGCTCGGTGTCCGTCACATCGAGATCTTGCTGATCGGTCTGTTCGATCTCGATGTGGTGGCCCTCGAGGTAGGGGTCGAACTTGGGCTGTTTCTGTGAGTTTTTTGTCTCCTGTTCGAAGTGGATGGTCCCCGATACGACGACGCGGTCCCCGACAGTAACGTCGCCGGCGATATCGTCCTCGACGAACGCGTCGATCTTCTGGCCGGCACCATCGGCGAGCTCCGGCGGGACTTTGATCCGGAGCTTCTGGGCGTCGACGAACTCCGACTGGTCGAAGTTCACACGGAAGGGGCCCTGGCGTTCACAGCCCTTGCACTCATGAGGTTCCTGGAAGTCCCCATCGGATTGTGGCACCCGGTTGAGGGTGCTGCAGAGCTGGCACTCGAACGCCGCTTCTTCGATCTTCGGGTAGACGTCGGAGGTCTTCGTGATCTCCCCGCAGATTCCCCGGTAGTCCCCGAGGTGCTTCGACGGGGAGAACTCGCCAGGGTAGAACGTGAACTCTTCCGGGAGGTTGTAGATGCGTGCGTGGGCCTGCCCGAGACTCACGTCGATCGGGAGATCGTACAGCCGCAGCGCTTCCTCGAAGTACCGGCGCATCTGTTCCGGTTGCTCGAGGACGTCGTCGGCCAGGTCCGGGCTGAACCGGTAGATGTCGTCGTAGTCGATCTCGAGCGATCGGCGTTCGTTCGGGTACTTCTGGGCGAGTTCCTTGATCTGGGTTCGCCCTGATTCTCGATCGTCATAGTACGTTCGGAGGAAGTCCCCGAGCGTGTCGACGAGGTCTTTGTTCGATTCCGCCTTCGATTGTGATTGTGACATTGGATCGGTCGTGGCCGCGGTCTTTTTCCTGAGAACAAAACCGAACCAGACGATTCCGACCGACAACGACGGCGTCGGACGGCGTCGGATTCGGCGGACCCTCAGGTAGTCGACAGTTACTTACACAACTACACTTGCATCCGATTACAACGAGATTTAGGGAGGTGGAACTCCGCGGTGGAAAATACCCATCTTCAGTTCACCCCCTCTGTGGCGGTTTTGTTCTCGGGAAAAAACGCCGCCCCGCGTTTCGCCTCGGTGGCGTCGACGAGCAGCTTCTTGCTCCCGTCCTGTTTTCCGACGTCGAAGCCACGAGCCTCCGCGGCCTTCCGCATCAGCTTGTAGCAGTGTTTCGCGCCAGGCTCGCCGTCGAAGACGCTCCACATGATAGCGTTGTAGTCGAGGGCTGCCTTCCCGTGACCGTCGGTGGCGCGACGGAATGCGTGTTCTCGGACCTTCCCGATCTTCTCGTTGAGCGTGAGTCCATCGTACGGACGATCCTCGTCGATCTCGGATAGCCGCAACTCGAGGGCGGTCACGTCGTCCGCGAGATCGTCGTACTCTTCGCGGAGATCTCCGAGGTCACTCTCGAGACCGTTGACCTTGGAGAGTGCCCGCTGGGCGACCTGGAGGGCTTCCTCGGGACGGATGTCGGGTTCGTCAGACATCTCGAACCACCACGCGACCCTCGGCACAGTCATCGCAGGCGAACACTTCGCCGCGTTCGGGGTGGTCGATCACAACGTCGGCATCGGTACGGCAGCCCAGCGTTCCACAGAACGGGCCGAACCCGTCGTCGGTCTCGGTGCTCATGCACCGACACCTCCGAATCTTGATACAGTATTTGCACAGTGCACCGATGAAAGTGCACCAGCGAAACCGCCGATACTGGCCGTATAGGGCACCATACCTAGCGGAATAGTGAGTTTATAGTGAGTTTACCTCGGACTATGGTCCCAGATTTCTCACCCCCGAAATCCGACCACGTCTTGCGATTCTCGTGTGCACCGTGCACCATTTGGTGGTGAATCGGCGTCCAAGCGGTGCACTGTGCATGGTCGTGTTTCGGGCGGTCTCGCCTCTGGTTTGTGACAGTCATGCCGGCACCTCCTCGCGATCGTCCTCGGGGTCGATCATCTCCTCGGCGTTCTCGAGCTCGGCGTAGAGTTCGAGCGCCTGGTCGATCGTCTCCTCGAGCGAGTCGTTCTCGGACTGGTCGTGTGCGGTCAGCAGGGTCTCGTCTTCGACGTGGATGAGTGTCATTGGGTATCGCCTCCGTTGCGGTCTGGGTTCGTCGGTACGGTCCCGGGCTCTTCGCCCGTCTCTCGGGCGGCCACAACCCACCCGTTCGATGCAAAGTCACGCATGTCCGCAGTGTTGCTGGCGAGATTGTACGGCGCCGAGACGACTTCCCACGGGTCGAACTCGGGATCACCGAGAGTGGTAATATAGAGTCGCGTCCAGCTGCCCTCTCGTGGCTTCTCGACGAGGTTGATCCGGTGATCGAACCCGGCCACACCGCGTTCATGCCGGAGGACGTACAGCGACGCCTCAGCGTGCGCCTCGGCCGCCCCAATATCGATCGCGACGACATCCCCGGATTCGACCGTGGACAGCGTCTCCGTGATCGCCTCGACGTCTCGGTCGGGTTCCGAGATCTCGTCGTGGTCGAAGTCGACGCCGTTGATCGGCTCGTAGTCGTCGCCGTGGATCTTGTCCCAGTTCCCCTCGGCGAGCGAAGTGGGGATCGTCACCGGCGCGTCAGGGCTGATCTCCGTTCCACACTCGGGACAGGTGTCGCCGTTCGCGGTGATCTCCTCGAGCGGCGTCGCCGCGCCGCAGTGTGGACAGTCGACGATACCGACCGTCACGCGAGATCACCCCGGTTTATTGTACACCGTGTACTCCCCTCTGGCATGACGGAGAAGTTCGGGGTCTCGATGGACGAGGACCTCGCTGAGCGCGTCGAAGAACCGCTCGAGTACGGCGACAACCGATCCGAACGCATCCAGAGCCTCATCCAGTTGGGGTTAGCCGTCGAAGACGCTGCAGACGCCGTCCACGTCGATCTCCCGGAATCGCAGCGTGAACGCGAGGCGTTCCTCCGGCAGGTCTTCATCGACGCGGACATCTGAGCAGCCATAAACTTCTGAGTGCTATACAGAGTCATCGCTCACTCACCTGGGAGCGGACGTACTGCTGTTCGTCTCGAGAGCGCTGCCACAGCGGGATACACGTCGTCAGCGTCCCGTCGCCGGCGGCGAGTAACACAAGCTCCGTTGCCCGGTGGTAGCGGGCGTGCTTCGCCGGCGGGCTCATGCTGGGGTACTCGACCGGGACGGCCTCAAGCCACGCAGCCCGCGGGTTCAGTTTCGGTCGATCGGACCGTTCAGACCAACGCCCGTAAGCGTGGTCCGACACGCTGATCTCGGTGTAGCTGGGCGACCGCGTAACGCTCATAGCACCACCCCCATGCCGGCCAACCCGACCAGGGCAAGGCCGATCGCGAGCACGAGCAGGCCGACCGCCCGCGGGTCGACTGTCGCGCGGTCGGTACTTCCTCCACAGCCTCCCTCAAGTTCCCGCAGGATTGCGGCCAGATCCGACGAATCGAACATCCCGGCTCCTGTCCGGTGGTCGCGACCGAGTTTCAGCATGATAGCGTCCGCAGGATTGCGGCCAGATCCGACGAATCGAACATCCCGGCTCCTGTCCGGTGGTCGCGACCGAGTTTCAGCATGATAGCGTCCTTCCGCTCCTGCTTTGACTCGTCAGCGAGGAAGCCGATCCCGAGTTCTTTGCAGATAAGAGTCACTTCATCGTCCAACAGGGTCTTGTGGCGTTCCGTTCCGATCTCGGCGGCGTAACGCGACGGGTCGGATCCAATCTTCTCGGCAATCCGGCGCTTGATCTCACCGTGGTCGAGGGCTGTTGCGCCGACCCGAACCCCGCCGTCGGGTTTCGCAACCGGCCGATCGTCATCGTCACTGTCGTAGACGCCGGCACAGACCGCACAGATCACGTCCCCGTCGTCGTTCCGCGGGGGACTCTTCTCGACGTAGCGATCCGAGAGCCAACTGTTGCATCCGGCACAGTGGGGCATCTATCGCCCACCCCCGTCGCGTTCGGTGTCCGTGTAGACGTAACGCCGACCCTCGGGCAGTTCGGTCACCCCAATCCCATCGCCACCGAAGGTCTGCGAACATTCCTCACAGACGAAGAGGTGTTCCCCTCCTCTATTCTCAAGTCTGTGTGTCGCTGGATTCTCGCAGTCAGCTTCACAGATTCGGCGTTGAATACCGCTCGAGGGTGGAACGCCCCCGTCGGTCGCGACCGGACGCTTTTGGACCGTCTGACAGAACGGACAGCGCCCGCCGGCCTCGACGGTCACGTGGTTGAAATCGACCGCGTCCGGACAGCGGTGGGCGACGTGTTCGTGGTCGATCTCGAGGTCACCCTGACAGTCGGGACAGCTGGTGATCGGGATCGCGCCGGCGGCGACAACCGTCTGGTAGTCGCAGGGCTCACACACGAGCACGACGAGGTCGTCGGGGTCGCGGCCGCCGTCGGCTCGCAACTCACTGGCCGTCGCGAAGTCACCGCCGTCGGGGACGGTCGCGTCGTCTTCGGCGTCGGCCTCGAGATAGGCCACACAGTCCTCGCAGGTGTGGGCCTCCGCGAGTCGCCGCGGATCCTCCCGGACATCCGCCACCGGCGTCTCGAGGATCTCGCCACAAGCGCTGACGTGCTCGCTTCCTTCGAAGTGCATCGAGGCGTGCCAGGTCTCGTCGAGATCTTGGACCCAGCAGTGGACGCCGTCGTCGGTGCCGAAGTGATCCGAGGGAACGCCGTGGCGGTCCTCGAGCGAACAGTCCTTACAGACGCGACGGCCGGGGGCGGTCGGCAGCCCACACTGCGTGCACTCTCTACTCATCGCCAT